CACGCAACAACGCCTTAGGGCGTCCTGCGCAATAGCCTGCAGAGCTACTTAAAGGTTATGAATAAGGAACACTATGGCTATTGAAATGCCCATCCCCCAAGACTACAATCGCTTTATTGATGGCATTGCTAATGAGCCTGAGGCGCATGAAGCTGAGATTGATCTTTTTGACCAGTCTGACTCCGACGTTGAAGAGCTAGAAGATGGGTCTGCAATTGTTCGCATGCCTGATCTTAAAGGGCCTGATGATGACCCTGACTTTTACGAAAACTTGGCAGACACGCTTGACAGCCTTATGCTTAATGACCTTGCAATCAAGTATCTTGACTTGATTGAGAAAGATAAAGAAGCTCGCGAAGGTCGTGACAAGCAGTATGAAGATGGCTTACGTCGCACGGGTCTTGGCGCTGACGCGCCCGGCGGTGCGCAGTTTCTTGGCGCATCTAAAGTGGTCCATCCGGTCATGGCCGAGGCGTGCGTGGACTTCGCCGCACGTGCCATTAAAGAACTATTTCCTGCTGACGGACCTGTCAAAACCAAGATCATGGGTGACACGGAGGAAGGCAAGATAGATCGCGCAGAGCGCAAGCGCGATTACATGAACTGGCAGTTAACTGAGCAAATCGAAGAGTACCGCGATGAGCAAGAACAAATGCTTACGCAACTGCCATTAGGCGGTTCGCAGTACATGAAAATGTGGTATGACGAGCAACTGCGCAGACCTCGCGCTGAGTTTATTCCCATTGACAACATTTACTTGCCGTTTGCTGCAGGCAATTTCTACACTGCAAGTCGCATGACTGAGGTGCAAGACATTACGCAAGAAGAGTACGACATGCGTGTTGACTCTGGACTATACATTGACACTGCAATATTTAAAACGTCAATGGCGCCGGATGAGACTAAGTCAGAAAAAGCAAATGACAAAATTGAAGGGCGCAAACAAAAAGCTGAAAACATTGACGGCGTGCGACGCGTGTTTCACATTTGCCTTTGGCTTACTTTAGAAGATGACAAGTTTAGTAATGGCGAGCGTGCGCCATACATTCTTATGATTGACGAGACTTCACGTGAAGCAGTGGGCTTGTATCGTAATTGGGAAAATGGCGATGAAGCATGCGCAAAACTTGATTGGATTATTGAGTTTAAGTTTATCCCATGGCGGGGCGCGTACGCTATTGGTTTGCCGCATCTCATTGGTGGGCTTTCAGCTGCACTTACTGGCGCGTTACGTGCGCTGCTTGACTCAGCGCATATTAACAATGCGCCTACAATGCTTAAGCTTAAAGGCGCCAAGATTAGCGGGCAAAGCACAGTCATTGAGCCTACACAGGTAGCAGAGATTGAAGGCGCGCCGGGTGTTGATGATGTTCGCAAGATTGCCATGCCTGTGCCATTTAATGGTCCAAGCCCGGTGCTATTGCAATTGCTTGGCATTTTGACAGATGCTGCAAAAGGCGTGGTTACAACCAGTGAAGAAAAGATTGCTGATGTAACATCTAACGCGCCGGTAGGCACAACGCAAGCTTTGATTGAGCAAGGCGCTGCTGTGTTTAGCTCTATTCACTCGCGATTGCATGACTCGCAGCGACGAGTGTTTAAAGTACTCGGCCGCATTAACCGTTGGTATCTGGATGACCAGCGCAAAACTGAAATGTCGCAGGACATAAAAGTTACGCAAGCTGACTTTGTGTCTAACTCGGACGTAATTCCAGTTAGTGACCCGCATATTTTTGCTGAGAGCCAACGTTACGCGCAAATTCAAACGCTTGCTGCTCGTGCACAAGCAAATCCGGACTTGTACAACAGGCTGGAAGTTGAAAAGCGAATCTTAAAGCAGATTAAGCTGCCTGACATTGCGACGGTGTTGCCTGACCCTAAAGAAATGCAGGATATGAATCCTGCGCTTGAGAATGTGGCAATGACGCTTGGTAAACCTGTTGGCGCGTACCCTGCGCAAGATCATATTGCGCACTTTAAAGTGCACCTAGGCTATGCAATGGACCCGCTTTTTGGTGGCAATCCTGTAATTGCGCCTGCATTCATCCCGCAATGCTTAGAGCATCTTAAGCAGCATTTAACTTTATGGTACCTCACCATGGCTGATGGCTACACCAGCACAGCGCTTGGTCGCCCATACAATGTGCTTAAAGTAGAGCCTACAATACGCGAAGCGCAACAACTACTTGCAGTTGCAACGCAGCATGTACACCAAGACGCTGCAGAGCAGTTACAGCAAGTTGGGCAAATGATGGCGCAAATGCTACAAAAATTACAGCAACTGTCACAAGGCATGCAAAACACGCCGCCCGACCCCAATATCATGGCGCAAGTTCAAATGCTTGGTCAAACAGCAATGGCTGAAACGCAACGCAAGACAGCTAAAGATCAAGCAGACATTCAACTTGCGCAGCAAAAACTGCAAGCGCAACAAGTTGAAAACACTGAAAACAATTTGGTTCAAGAAAGAATCAAAGCGGCAGAACTTTCGAGAGATGCTGTGCAACTGCAACATGAGCAACTGCAGACCACGCTTGAAGCTCAACATCAAATGCAATCTAACTTAGGAGCTAAATTATGAGTGATGACGCAATCAACATGCACAAGCGCATTGCCATGGGGCAAGCAGGCGCAGAAACTCACCTAAAGCGTGGCGGTAAAGTTGCCAAGTACGCTGCAGGCGGTTCTGTAAAAAAAGGCGCGTATTCTGAAAAAGAATCGCAAACATTGATTAACGATAGCAGCCAAAAGCTTCCGTACCCGAAGCCTACTGGCAAAATTGCCACCATGAAAAAAGGTGGGCATGCTAAAGGTGGGCTTACTATTGCAGTAGTAGCGCCCATGAAAAAGGGTGCCGCTAAAGGGTGCTAATGCGAATTAGTACTCTTATAACCCTGATTAAGCAAAAGCAAGTTGAGATTGCTGAGTCTATGGCCCAAGGCCATTGCTCAAATTTTGAAACTTACTTGCGCTTAACAGGGCGTCACGCAGGTTTGGAAGAAACCTTGCAGATTATCAACAACCTACTTGAAGAGGAAAAAAGAAATGACATTTGATGTCGAGCAAACGCTTGCAGAAGCGTTTCCAGTAATTGACCCACTTATGGCGCCGTACGGTGCACGTGTTCTTGTGCAATTGAGAGCAGTGAAAGATAAAGTGACAAGTTCTGGCATTTACATCCCAGAAGAATCAAAAGAAACCGAGAAGTGGAACACCATGGTCGGTAAAGTTTTGGCTGTTGGACCTATTGCGTTCAAAAAGCGAGACACTATGGAGCCATGGCCTGAAGGCGTGTGGTGCCAAGTTGGCGATTACGTTCGCGTGCCTAAGTGGGGTGGCGATCGCTGGGAGATTGACTTTGAAGAAAACGGCGCAAAAGGCAAAGCGTTGTTTACGTTCTTTAATGACCATGAGATTATTGGCAAAGTGACCGGCGATCCCAGGGCTATTAAAGCTTTCCTCTAAGTTTTGAAAGGAAAACTTATGACTCCTACAGATAAAATGGAAATGCAGATAGCTGAAGAGCAAGACGGCGGCGCAGTTGTCGTATTGCCTGACAGTATTGCATCGCCGCAAGCAGATACTGATTCGTTGGTGCACTCAGATGGCTCGAGCACCGACGACATGGATAGTCCACCACAACAAAATGATGGATTGGACCACGACCCCAACCGCGAAGCCATTCGAGCTGCACGGCGGGAAGAGCGAAAGCTTAAAAAGCAGCTTCACCGTGAAAAAGCACGTGAATCTTCGCATTTGGTCAACGCGCTTAAGCAGCAAAACCAAGCTTTGTCAGAGCGCTTGGCAAATATTGAGCAGCGAACATCAGGCGCAGAGCTTGCGCGTGTAGACAAAGCAATTGAAGATGCTGGCGTGCAGGTTGAGTACGCTAAGATGAAGATGCAAACAGCCGTTGAGAGTAAAGACGGCACAGGCGTAACAAACGCGCAGCAAATGTGGTTTGACGCGCAACGCAAATTGGAGTCTTTGACAAGTTTGAAGCAGCAAGCGACAAAGCAAATGTCGCAGCCTAAGCAAAATATTGCGCAGCCTGACCCTGTTATTAAGCGCATGGCTTCTGAGTGGATGGAGGAGAACCCATGGTATGACCCTAGTGGCAAAAATGAAGAGTCTCAGATTGCGCAAGTGATTGACAAGCGTTTGACGAATGAAGGTTTTGACCCAACAACGCAAGATTATTGGGACGAACTTTCAGATCGTTTGCAAAAGTATATTCCTACATCGCAAAAACAGGGGTATAATGAAACCAGTACTAGAAACGGAAGGCCTAAGTCTGTTATGACAAGTTCTGGTCGTGAAACCACAGCAACAACAAAGTCGAATGAGTTTCGATTGAGCCCAGCACGCGTTTCAGCAATGAAAGAAGCTGGTTTGTGGGATAACGTTGAACTAAGACAAAATGCCATTCGCAAATACGCCGAATGGGATCGCAGCAACAAGACAAGGGGCTAATCATGGATGACCGTTTAAAGAGAAATAACCGCTTAGGCCGCGAATCACGTTCGCAAGAAGACACATCACGTCGTGCGCCTGAGGAACAGTTTGTATCGTCTGAGGAGCGCCGCAGGGCATTCCGTTCGGAGTGGCTACAAGAAGCACTTCCGACCCCGCCTGAGATTTCGGGTTTTCATTTATGCTGGCTCTCTTCTAATAACCAGTATGACCCTATCCATAAACGCACACGCTTGGGCTATACGCCCGTGAAAGCCGAGGAACTGCCCGGCTTTGAGACTTATAAAGTCAAAGCAGGTGAGCATGAAGGATTTGTTGCTTGCAACGAGATGCTTTTGTACAAGCTTCCTATTGACATCTATCAGGACTTAATGGCAGAAATGCATCATTTTGCGCCGCTAGATGAGCAAGAAAAGATTCAAGTACAGCAAGATCAGCTACTCGGCGCAAAAGACAGAGGGGGCAAACCACTGGTTCAAATAGAAGGCGAAGGCATGAAGTTTGACCAAACCGCACCCGTACCATTGTTCGGGTAAACATATTTAGGAGTTTTTATGAGTGCTACCTCTGCTCCATTCGGTTTGCGTCCTGCGTACCACCCCTCCGGTCTGGATCGTGCTCAGGCGCTTACGAATGGCATCACATCTGGCTATGCCAGCAATATCCTGAAGGGGCAGCCTGTGCAATACAGCGCCTCCGCAGGCGTTATCATCATCTCTACAGTTGGAGCAACTTGGTCTGGCGCCTTCCAAGGCGTTGAGTTTACAGATACTACCGGCCGCCGCCGCGTATCTAACTACTGGCCTGCAAGCACTTCTGGCACTAACATCATTGCGTATTTCTACAACGACCAAAACATCGTTTATGAAATTCAAACTGATGCAACTATTGCGCAAACGTCCATTGGCAATGAATACAACTTCTCTAATATCGCTGCAGGTTCTACTGTTACCGGTTTGTCGCAATGCACTTTAGGTGTGTCGACTGCTGTTGGTAACAGCAACCCAGGCGATATGCGAATTGTTGATATCTCCGATGTACCTGGTAATGCTTGGGGAGACGCTTTCGTTATTGTTCGCGTTGTGAACTCACGTTCGCAGTTCTTCGGCACCGTAAACGCTATTGCATAAGGAGAATAAACAATGGCTGCACCAATGAGAAGTACGGACTTTCGAAGCATCGTCGAGCCTATCCTCAACGAAGCTTTCGATGGGGTCTATGACCAACGCGCTGATGAATGGTCCACGGTTTTCCGTGAGCAATCAGGCATTCCACGTAACTACCACGAAGAGCCTGTTTTGTACGGCTTCGGAGCTGCGCCTCAGTTGCCTGATGGCTCGCCCGTGTCGTATCAACAAGGCGGCGTACTGTTCTTGCAGCGCTACGTCTACCAAGTGTTTGGTCTTGCTTTTGCATTGACCAAAGTCTTGGTTGAAGACGGCGACCACATTCGTATTGGTCAGGTTTATGCTAAGCATTTGGCACAGTCTTTGGTGGAAACCAAAGAATTGCTTTGCGCTAACATCCTGAATCGCGCTTTTAATAGCTCGTATACTGGTGGTGATGGCGTTTCTTTGATCAACACTGCACACCCAATTGCTGCTGGCTCGTTCAGCAACCAACTGTCTACTGCAGCTAACTTGTCCCAGACTTCTCTGGAGCAAATGTTGATTCAAGTTCGCCAAGCTGTGGACAACAACGGTAAAAAAATCCGTTTGCAACCCGTAAAGCTGGTTGTTGCCCCCGGCAACGTATTCCAAGCTGAAGTGTTGCTGAAGTCTGTGCTGCGTACCGGTACTGCTAACAATGACATCAACCCGATCAAATCGATTGGTTTGCTGCCTGAAGGCGCTACCGTTATCAGCCGTTTGACTTCTGCCACTAACTGGTGGGTACAAACCGACGCGCCTGAAGGCTTGAAGCTGATGATGCGTCGTGCGTTGGAAAAGACCATGGAAGGCGATTTTGAAACCGACTCCATGCGTTACAAAGCTACCGAGCGTTACATTCCTAACTGGACTGACCCTCGCTGCGTATACGGTACGCCCGGCGTATAAGCCGACGGGGCTGGCTAATCCCCAGCCCCTTTTTTTAATCTTGTCATACTTTTCATGGAGCAGACAAAATGCCTCAATTTTCTGATGATCTCTTTCTAGGTACCGCGCAGTCTTACGCTGGTATCAACGCTAATAACCCATTGGGCAACCCCGCGCCAATGGACTTGGGCTTTGGGCCTATGGGTCGTGTGTATTTGCTGGACGAAGTGCCTGCAACTGTTGCTGTTGCCGGCGTATTGGCTGCAAAAACCCCAACTGTTGCAACTACTTACAGCGGTACGCAATTGGCCACAGCGTCAACTGCTAATGGTACTACTCAAGTAATTCGCTCTGATGGCACCACTGTACTGCAATTGGATTACCCGCGTGCTGTTAGTGTAACTACTGCGGCAGGCTCTCCTACAAACTCAGTAATTACAATTTCTGGGTATGACTACTACGGTCAACCTATGACCGAAATTATTCAATCAGGCACAGTTGCTTCTACAACAACAGCAGGTCGCAAAGCTTTCTTTCAGATCTCTAGTGTTGCGTTTTCAGCAGCTACAGCTGTTGCGGTGTCTGCGGGTATAACTAAAGTAATGGGGCTGCCTGCTAAAGTTACTGACCCATCGTATGTGTTGACTGCAAAGTTTGCAGCAGGCACTATTGACAACACCGGTGGTGTGCTAGCTGGTTTGGGCGGAGGCACTACGTTTTATTCAACGCAAGCAACAACTAACTTTACAGCTGCGACGCCGGGCGTTATGACTGTGCCCTACTCGCCGCCAAGTGGCACTTTGGTGCAATTGACAGGCTCGTTAGGTACCTTGACTGGTGTGGCGCTAAATACTACTTACTGGTGGACCAATGCATCTGCTACAACCGGCAGTCTTTCTACCACACAAGCCAACTATTTGGCTGGCACATTGATTGCTACGAGTGGCACTACCATTACTTCAGGTATGAACTTGGTGCCACAAAGTGTATCAACGTCTGTTACGCCTGATGTGCGCGGCACGTACGCAATCTCTGGTACGCCAGATGGCAGCAAACGTTTGCTAGTTAGTATGGGGTTAACTGCAATTCAAGTTGGTCCCAATTCCACACGTGCAGGTTTGCTTGGTATTGACCAAGCTTAAAGGAGTACATCATGGGCCAATTTAAACCAAAAGATAAGATGGAAACAACTGAGCCTTCAGTTGAGTTGAAACTTAAAAAAGGTGGGCAAGCGCATAAAAAGCATATGGCTGATGGGGGTGTACCCATGTCTGCCCCGCGAATTACGCCTGCGATGGCATCTCGTGCACGCATGATGGCTCGCCCACGCATGGCAATGCCTGTTGCTGAGCCCGCAGTAATGCCTACACGACCTATGAAAAAAGGCGGTAAAACTGAAGGCGGTAAGTCTGACATGGCACAAGATAAAGCTATGATCAAAAAAGCCTTTAAACAGCATGATGCGCAAGAGCATAAAGGCGCAAAAGGCACAAACTTAAAGCTGAAAAAAGGCGGCAAAATGCATCGCATGGCCATGGGCGGAGGCGTTGCAGATGCGGGCCCCGATGTACCCGGCGGGTTACTTGGCGGCATTTCGCCTACAAAAGCTGTATCTGGCGCTACAACTGGGGTGCGTGCTCCGGGCTACAAAGCTGGCGGGCATATTAAGCATAGCGCAATGAGCAAAGGCGGCTCTTGTGGGCACATGCCCATGAAAAAAGGCGGCAGTTGCTAAATTAAGTGGGGGCTGCGGCCCCTGCTTTTTAATCATTAGGTGAAGTATGTCACAACAAATTGTTACCACAGGCCCGTCTTCTTCTACAGACAATCAATTGCGCACGCAGCTTGCTGTGCGTTCTCCTGCGTATGACCCTGTAGATAAATTGCGTGTATCTACACCACAAGCTTTGATTGACACCGACTTTGAGTACGGCACGCAGCCCACCAAATGGGAGTCTATTGGCCTGCAAAACAATCGTCAGAGCTGCTACTATATTGCGCAGTCGCCCTTGAACATTACGGGCATTACGGGCGTCAACACCTTAAACGGTGGTTTTACTTTGGCTGGCACATTTATTCTAGCCACCGGCGACATTATCTTTGTTCAGAATTCTCTGAACCCAGACTGCAACGGCTGGTTGTACGTGTCCACCGGTGGCACAAACACCGCTACTGTGCAGACAGCAGTGGGCACCACAATTCCCGCTACAAACTTTTACAACGCTGCGGGAACCTACGTCTACAAGGGCTTCTTTTATTCTTCTTGCGGGTTTAACTTAACTGGCACAACTGCAGTTACGTATAGCACAACCACCATTACAGTAACCACGACAAGCGCGCACGGTTTAAACGCAAGTAGTTTAATTTACGTGATTGGTCTTACTGCAACCACCAATGCGCCAAATGGTGCGTACGTCGTTGCTACTGTACCTACGGCTAACACATTCACTTACACCGTAGCAACTGCCCCTACAGGAACCATTGCCAATACTGCGGGCGCGTCAAACGTATTTGCACGCCCCGCTGGATATGTGGAGTCACGTTCTTTCGACGGTGGCGTTGCGTTCTCAGCTGGGTCAACTGTTCCAAACCAACAGCTCATTCGCCAAACTCGTCGCTACTTTCGTTACCAGTCAGGCAAAGGCGTCCAGTTTTCTACTGGGTCGTCGTTAAAGCCATACCTGTTCAATCCGTCGCTGGCTTCAAGCGGGACCACTGTTGGGTCAACAATTACAGTCACCACTCAGTTGGCACACAACCTTACTGCTGGAACTGTAATTGTTGTGGCCGGCGTTGATCAAGTAGGGTATAACGGCACGTACACCGTGCTGTCGGCTGGGTTGACCGCCACGGCCTTTACCTACACCGCCACAACGGCCCCTGCTGCAACAACGGCTACCGGGTTAAACATCAAGATTAGCCCATTTAGCTGGTATGGGTCCAGTAACCGCATTGGCTTTTTTGACCAGCAAAACGGCTTTTTCTTTGAATACGACGGTCAAACTTTGTTTGCAGTGTTGCGTAGCTCTACAACACAAATCAATGGCCGGTCAACTGTAACGCAAGGCTCTGGAACAATAACTGGCACTAATACACAATTTAGTACGCAATTAAAGCCTAATGATTACGTTGTTATTCGTGGCCAGTCGTACAAAGTGATTACCATCACTAGCGACACTTCTATGCAAGTTTCACCTGAGTATCGAGGCGCAACAATTAGCCAAGGCGGGGTGATTATTTCTAAAACCATTGACACCCGCACGCCGCAGTCGCAATGGTTTGATGTATGCGATGGCACAAGCAACATCAACAACCCGTCTGGGTATTTGCTTGACTTAACTCGCATGCAAATGTGGTATATAGACTATTCTTGGTACGGCGCCGGTTTTGTTCGTTTTGGTTTTAGAGGCAAAGATGGCGCAGTGACCTACGTCCACCAGATACAAAACAACAACATCAAGTATGAGGCCTACATGCGCTCGGGTAATATGTCCGCGCACTACGAGTCAAATAATCAGTCGATGGCTACCTACATCACTGCGTCTGCTGGAACCGGCGACACAACGCTTAATGTGGCCAGCACCGATAGCTTTGCGCCCGCAGGAACGATCAAAGTGCAAGCAAGCGGTACGTCGGGCGCTATTGAATATATGACCTACACGGGCAAGACGGACACAACGTTTACTGGCTTAACTCGCGCAACTACAGGCGGCGCCGCTACCGCGCAGGCTTTCACGTATTCCGCTACCGCTCCAGTGGCTGTTGAATACGCAACTCCTGACACTGCAGCGGCTTTGTCGCACTGGGGCTCGTCTGTTATCATGGACGGCCAGTTTAACGACGACAAGTCGTTGATTTTTAACTACGGCAGTCCTGCCAAGTTGACCACAACTACAAGTACAACGCAAGTAACACCGGTGCTTGCAATTCGTATTGCGCCCGCAGTAGACAATGGCATAACAGGCCAACTAGGCGCTAAAGAGATTATTAACCGCATGCAGTTGCAGTTTGTAGAACTTGGTATTTACGCAACAGGCCCGCTGCTAGTAAACTTGGTGCTTAACGGCTACGTAAGTGGCGCATTTAGTAGTGCTTTTCAGTCGCCATTGACTAGCGGATCTGGTGCTATTACATCATCATTGGCGCAAGTAGCAACCAACATTACTAATTCAATTGCGGTTGTTGGCGGTGAGTCAGTTGCTGCTGCGTTTACAAACACAAACGGGCAAACAACATTAGACTTGTCGCAAGTACGAGATCTAGGCAACTCTATTTTAGGCGGCGGCGGAACTACAGCTGTGCCTACTAGTCAAGCTAACTTTTACCCTGATGGTCCAGACATTTTGTACGTATGCGTTACGCCGTTAACGGCTACCGCAATTGACGTATTTGCACGTCTGAACTGGAAAGAAGCACAGGCCTAATATGCCATTAGTTAAAAGCAAGTCAAAAGAGGCGTTTAGCAAAAACGTTTCTGCTGAGGTTAAAGCCGGCAAGCCAAAAAAGCAAGCTGTTGCAATTGCGTACTCTGTTAAGAACGCAGTGGGTAAAAAGTCTGGTGGCTTGTGGGATAACATTCATGCCAAGCAAGAGCGCATTAAAAATGGCTCTGGCGAGCATATGCGCAAGCCTGGAAGTAAAGGCGCGCCTACTGCTGCTGACTTTAAAGCGTCTGCTAAACCTGCTAAAATGAAAAATGGCGGCGATCCTGTGCTATCTGTTAGTCGCGGTGAAAAGCTACCTACATCTAAAGGCGCGGGTTTAACTCAAAAAGGCCGCGACAAGTTTAATCGTGCAACAGGCAGTCATCTTAAAGCGCCACAAGCAAAAGGTGGTAGGCATGACTCATTTTGCGCACGAATGAGCGGTATGCCTGGGCCTATGAAAGATGATAAAGGCGAACCTACACGTAAAGCTGCGTCATTAAAACGCTGGCATTGCGCTACGGGCGGCGCAGTTAAAAACTATTAGGCGGTAACACATGTCAACAAGCGGTACTGTTGGTCAAACTGTAATCACTGTACAAAATCTTATTGACAGTGGCGCACGTCGTGCAGGCAAACTTGCAGAAGAGTTAACAGTAGAGCAAATACAAGCGTCAACGCAAAGCTTGTACTATTTACTGTCAAATCTGGTTAATCGCGGCATTCAGTATTGGTGTATTCAAAAAGTAGTGTTTGGGTTAGTGCCTGACAAGTACATTTACACGTTACCTACTGGCGTAAATGACGTTTTAAACTCAAATTACCGTACACTTACCGCCAACACAACAGGTGGGTACAGTTCTTCAGGCAACTCGCTATACGCGTTTGACGGCATATACACTAATATTTGCCAATTAACTACCAATAGCGGAAATATTGGCATTAACAATGGCTCTGGACAAAACATCTACGTAGGTTCCGTGGGTATTCTACCAGCTGTGACAGGCTCAGTGACTCTGAGCATACAATACTCGCTTGACTTTAGCACTTGGGTTACGCTTTATAGCCCTGGGGCAACTACTTGGGTTGCTGGCACTTGGATTTACTACGACTTAGACCCATCTGCATCAGCGCCATATTGGCGTATACAGCAAACTGCTGGCGTAAACATGGGCGTGTACCAAGTTGTGTTTGGGTCTAACGCAACTGAAATACCCATTGCGCGTTTGAATCGTGATGACTACACAAACCTGCCCAATAAGAATTTTCTTAACAACTACCCGCTACAGTACTGGTTTAATCGTACTATACCGCAGCCTGCAATGTATCTATGGCCTGTGCCAAATACATATGCGCCTCAGATTGTGGCGTGGTGTTCATATTATGTGCAAGATGTAGGCAACCTATCAGGTTCAATTCAAATACCCCAGCGATGGTATCTAGCCATCCAGAATATGCTTGCGCATCAGATGGCTATGGAGCTACCTGGTGTGCAGTCTGACCGCATTGCGTATTGCGAAAATCAAGCAGAAAAGTATTGGCTACAAGCCGAACAAGAAGAGCGTGATAAGTCGCCAATTTATTTTGCGCCTAACATTAGCCCGTATACAAGATGAGTGTGTGGCTTGACACTGAAGGTAACGCTGTCTTATCTATTGCCATTTGCGATAGATGCAAAATGAAGCGCGCGTATAGCGACATATCACAAGACAGAAATCTTTCAGGTTTGCGTGTGTGCAATCAAGGGTGCAATGATGAACGTGACCCGTATAGGCTGCCTGCACGACAACCTGAAAAAATTGCAATACGTTTTCCGCGCCCTGATGAAGATATTGCAGTAGATAATCGTACACTAACAACTGACGCAAATGTTGTAACCGCCGCTAGCCAAACTGTTACACAAACAACTGCAGGTGAGTTTGGTATTGCAACAAGTGGCACGCCTAAGCCTGCAACAGACGGCAATCTTAACAACTTGACGCCATAATGCCTTACACAAATAATTTATTTGTCCCACGTGCAAAGTACCAAACATTTGCGCCTATGCTTTTGGGGCAGGCACCACTAACCACATCTGCAGCAGTTATTTATCTTGCGCCTACACAAGCGCTAACTGCTATTCGCAGCATAACTGTAGTGAATACTAGCGGATCTACTGCAACTTTTAATCTATATCTTGTGCCGCCTAACACAACAGCAGGCGCAAGCAATGCAATTTATTATACGTATTCACTTACAAGTGGGCAAACACTGCAATGGCTAGGCGAGCAAGTACTTGGTGGGCTTTGGACTTTGCAAGGTTTGGCATCAGCAACGGGCATTACAGTTACTGCTAGCGGTGGAATGTACATATGACAATGTAAAATACTCACACAAGTATGTCAAACGTTCGCATATCACAACTACCTACAGGAGGCGCTATAACAGGCGCTGAGCTGGTGGCTATTGTGCAAAATGGCGCAACAGTGCAAACAACAACTGCAGCGCTTGCAGGGTCGCCTACGCAAACGCAAAGTTTTTTAACCGTAAATAATGAGTCTACGCTTAATAATAGCAGGCAATTAGCTGTTGGCGCAGGGTTAAATCTTACTGATGGCGGCGCGCAAAGCGTATTAAGCATTAGTCTTACAGGCGCTCTTGCCAATTTAAACGCTGCTGGAACTGGGATTTTGTCTAAAACAGGTGCTACCACATTGGTATCACGCACGTTGTCTACAGCCGGCGCAGGTTTGTCTGTCACTAACGGTGATGGCATTGCGGGCAACCCCATGTTCCAGTTGACAGGCATAGCGGCTGCCATTGCTAGCACCTCAGGCACTGGGATGCTTGCCATAGTAAGCGGCACGTCCATTGCCAACCGCACACTTACAGGCACTGCTAACCAAATCACGGTGACCGCGGGGGACGGCACAGACAACCCAACGTTTGCCTTAGCAAGTAACCCAGTGCTACCGGGCACTGCAAGCACCACGCTACCCGTAGGCGGCACCGCAGGACGTCCTATTTCCGCTGTGCAGGGCATGGTGCGGTACAACACGGATTTAAGCGCGTTTGAGGGTTACACGTCCACGGGATGGGTGCCTTTTGTGGGCGGCACTGTGGTGACAAGCGTTACTGCCACATCGCCTGTTGCATCAACTGGCGGCGCAACGCCTGTTATAAGCCTACCAGCTGCGTCAAGCGCAACAAACGGTTATTTAACAAGTACTGACTGGAACACGTTTAACAGCAAAGGCTCTGGGTCCGGCACTGTTACGTCTGTAGCTGCATTAACATTAGGCGTAGCTGGAACCGATTTAACATCAACAGTTCAGTACGCAACAACTACGCCAATCATTACTTTAAACGTGCCTAATGCGTCTGCAACAAGCAGAGGCGCATTGTCCAGCGCTGACTGGAGCACGTTCAACAGCAAAGGCTCAGGCACAGTCACTAGCGTAACCGCTACTTCTCCTGTTGCGTCTACAGGAGGTACAACCCCTGTGATAAGTATGCCCGCCGCCAGCGCATCTGTAAGCGGGTACTTAACTAATACTGACTGGAGCACGTTCAACAGCAAAGGCTCAGGCACAGTCACTAGCGTAACCGCTACTTCTCCTGTTGCGTCTACAGGAGGGGCAACCCCTGTGATAAGTATGCCCGCCGCCAGCGCATCTGTAAGCGGGTACTTAACTAATACTGACTGGAACACATTTAACGGAAAAGGATCTGGCACAGTCACTTCTGTCAATGCCACCGTACCGGCGTTCTTATCCGTCTCTGGGGTTCCCATAACCACCAGCGGAACTATCGCAATCACGTATTCGGGTACGGCATTGCCTGTAGCAAACGGCGGCACGGGCGTTACCGCATCGACGGGTGCAGATAGTGTAGTTCTGCGGGATGCGAACCAAAACGTCACTGCAAATGCTTTTGATTCTGCCTATGTAAATACTGCAGCTTCCGGTACACAGATCACGCTAACGGTTGCCTCCGCCCGTAGGTACACAATCACTGGGTCTGGCGGGCAGGTTATTAAATTACCTGATGCAACCACCTTGGTAAACGGCACTATTTTTGAGTTCGACAACAACCAAAGTAGTGGAGCAATCACGGTAAACAATAACTCAAACACTCTGGTCGTTTCTGTACCTAGCGGCGGCATTGTTAGAGTAAATCTACTATCTAACGCAATTGCTGCGGGCTCTTGGGACAGACACGATCTAACACCTTCTAACGTATCGTGGTCTACAAATACGCTTGACTACGCTGGATCA